AGCACAGAAGATCGAACCCCAGACCTTGAAAGCTTGGGTTCGCGAAATGGTGGAACGCGGTAGCGAGTTCCCCACAGAGCTTTTCGGCGCATACGTGGGCCAAAAAGCAACCATCAAATCAGCATGATCTAAGGAAATTAAAATGGCTAAGACAGAAGTAGCAGTAAAAGAGACCAACGCAATTGCATTGGCAGGTGACTTTGAGCAGGACGCTCAGAGCGGTTTTGAGAACATGAATCAGGACGACTTTGCCCTGCCATTCTTAAAGCTTTTGACCAACACAAGCCCTGAAGTAGGTGAAGTGGACGGCGCATTGCCCGGCATGATCCTTAACAGCGTCACCGGTCAGTTGTATGACGGCAAAAAAGGCATTACAGTGCTGCCAGTCGCTTATGTACGTCAGTACATTGAATGGGCTCCACGTGGTTCTGGCTCTGGTGCCCCGATGAATATCTATCCGGCAACGTCAGATATTTTAAGCCGCACGCACCGCGAACCGGGCGACAACAAAGACTATCTCGATAACGGCAACTACATCGAGAACACAGCGAATCACTACGTGATGATCATCAACGAATCAGGCATCCCTGAGCCGGCATTGATTACCATGAAGTCAACGCAACTCAAGAAGTCGCGCAAGTGGAACAGCATGATGATGTCCACAAAGATGATGGGAGCCAACGGCCCCTTTACTCCACCGATGTACTCACAGGTGTATCGTCTGACGACACAAGCTGAGTCCAACGACAAAGGTAAATGGTTCGGCTGGGAAGTCGAGAAGATTGGTCCTGTTGAAGACATGAACGCTTACAAGGCGGCTAAGTCTTTTGCCACGCAAGTTGGCACTGGCGAAGTCAAGGTCAAGCACGAGCACGAAGGCGCACCAAACGCCAACGACGTACCGTTCTGATTATCGGGGGGAAAGTTTGACAAGGTATGCTTTTTAGAAAGCTTGCAGACGACTTGTCATTCCGGTACCCCCACCTTATAGAGTGAAGCATGACCGACATAACAAAATTCAAAGCGATATTCAGCGGTCTGGATATAGCTTACGGAACCTACCGTATAAAAAAGGAGCGCGGTGATGGGAAGCAGGCGGGGCAAGCTACGGTTGTTAGGAAGCCACCAACAGATGACCTCTGGGTACAGCATCTTGATGGTGTTGACCCTTCCCTTGGGATTATTCCTATCCGTGCTGACAATACTTGTATTTGGGGCTGTATCGATATTGATCAGTACCCTTTGGACCATAAAGGCTTGGTGGACAAAGTTGCGCAGCTAAAGCTGCCAATGGTTGTCTGCCGTAGCAAATCAGGAGGAGCACATGTCTTCTTATTCACAAAAGAGCCGGCTCCCGCTAGAGAATTTCAGGAGTATCTTAAGAATGCGGCAGCACTCCTCGGTGAGGCCGGCCGAGAGATATTCCCTAAACAGTCTGAGATACTCGTTGAGCGAGGCGACACCGGAAACTTTCTCAACCTACCGTACTTCGGGGGCGACAACGGGACGCGGTATGCATTCAATGCCGACGGGTCCGCAGCCACGCTTGAAGAGTTCTATGGTCTATACGAAGCGTGCGTCCAAGAGTTGCCGCTCATTGTTCCAGAAGCGCCGAAGCAAGCGGAGAGTCCCGTCAAAGATGGTCCGCCTTGCCTACAAGCTTTGTGCGCCCAAGGATTTCCCGAGGGCACCCGTAATAATGGACTATTCAACATTGGAGTCTTTCTTAAGCGCGCATTCCCCGCAGCGTGGGAAGACAAAATGGTTGAGTACAACTTCAAATATGTTTCCCCGCCACTACCCAATAACGAAGTGCAAATTCTTGTTAAGCAAGTTGGCAAGAAAGAGTACCTCTATAAGTGCAAGGACGCTCCGCTCAATAGCTTTTGTAACTCAGGGCTCTGCCGCACGCGTAAATTTGGCATCGGAACAAATGGCCCTGATGCGCCTCAGATAGCGGCTCTCTCCAAGTACGCCAGTGAGCCACCCCTGTGGTTCTTGGATGTCAACGGGCGCAGAGTAGAACTCGACACCGAGAGCCTCTTCACACAAGTGGCTTTCCAAAAAGCATGCTTAGAAAAGCTCAACGTGCTGCCGCCCACCTTGCGCAAGCAAGATTGGGAACAGATGCTGAACGCCCTCTTGAAAGAGATGGTGGAGACAGAGCAGATCACCGACGCACCAGAGGACACAAGCATCACTGGACGCTTCATGGATCTACTCGAAGAGTTCACAACCCACATGCAAGAGGCAATGGACCGCGAAGAGATGCTCATGGGCCGCCCGTGGACGGATGTTGATGAAGCGAAAACTTACTTCCGGATCAAGGACCTCGAAGCACATTTGAAGCGCAACAACTTCATTGGCCTCACGGCTCCGAAGATGGCTCAACGCCTTCGCGACATGGGTGGTGAGCCAATACCGTTGTTCCTTAAAGGCCGGACTGTGCGCTGTTGGCGTATTCCGCGCTTCCAGAAACAGGACGCACCATTTGAATCACAAACCAAACGCACCACAGGGAGCCCATTCTGATGCTGAAAATTACCGGACACGACGATGCAATCATTGGCCCTGCATTTATCTGGGGTAACGGCGAACGTATATCAGTTCTGGTATACGACGCAGAAGCCATTCGCCTGACGCTGATGGAGCGTGATGGCATGGATGCGGACGAAGCACGCGAATACATTGAGTTCAACATCGAGGGCGCTTACATGGGCCCCGACACGCCCATCCTTGTTTGGATGGAAGACATGTGGGACGAGGACTACGATGAGTGATATCCGCAAGGTCTTTGGACCTCCGGGCTCCGGCAAGACCACGTACCTTCTGAACGTGGTTGACCGCGAGTTGGCGTCCGATCTGTCTTCAATGCAGATCGGCTATTTTTCTTTCACAAAGAAAGCAGCAACAGAGGCCAAGGACCGAGCGATTGCGAAGTTCCCTGCGCTGAACGCCCGCACCGACTTCCCGTACTTCAGAACCCTGCACAGCTTGGCTTTTCACTGCCTTGCCGTCAAGGTGGACTTCATGATGAAGCCTGCAGACTACAGAGAATTTGCCGCAGAGGCCGGCATTCAAATGAACGTGGTCCAAGAAGATGATGTGGACATGGCCAAGGCCGACAATCCCATCCTCAACGAAATCAATCTAGCCCGCATCCGCGGCGTAGATCTGCGTGAACACTACAACCAGTGCGGCCTTGATATCGAATGGCATCACTTTGAGTTTGTCGAAAGATCCTATCGGCACTACAAACGTAGTAAAGAACTACTTGACTTCACCGACCTGCTGGAGATGATTGTGGTGCAGCCCGAGCGCCTTCCATCTCTCGAAGTGCTGATCGTGGACGAAGCACAGGATTTGTCCCGTCTGCAGTGGCAGCTTGTCGAGTCGCTTGCCAAGAAATCGAAACGGGTATTCCTCGCCGGAGACGACGATCAGGCAGTATTCACGTGGGCGGGCGCAGATGTCAAGAGCTTCTTGTCATTTGAGGGTCAGATCACAGTCCTTGATCAGTCCTACCGCGTCCCCGCTATCGTTCACAAGCTTGCCAACAAAGTTGTGGAGCAGATCAAAGAACGCCAAGAGAAAGAATGGAAGCCCCGCGACTACGAGGGCGCAGTCAAAACGTACTACCGCTTTGAAGATGTGCCCATTGATGACGGCCAATGGCTCATCATGGGCAGCACCAACTATCTTTTGAATCCTGTGCATGATTGGCTTAGGGCCTCTGGAATCCTTTTTGAGCGCGCAGGTGTACCAAGCCTTAGCCTGACCCTTTTAAAAGCCGTACAGGCATGGGAAAAGCTGCGCAAAGGGGAGTTTCTGTATGGCGATGAGATCAGAAACATCTACAAATACATTGGCGCTGAATACATCACCAAGGGCTACCGCACTTTCAAGGGCGAGGCGCTTCTTGAATACAGCATCAAGGACCTGCAGAAAAGCTTTGGATTGCAGACCGATGCAATCTGGCATGAAGCCCTGTCCCGCGTTACCGAAGATAAGCGTTTTTACCTTACCGCAGTCCTTCGCCGCGGCACTAAGCTCTCAACCATGGGCCGGATTAAACTGTCCACGATCCACGGAGCCAAGGGCGGCGAGGCGGACAATGTGCTGCTGCTCATGGACCTCTCACCCAAATTTGCAAAAGAGTACGCAAGTAACGGGGACAATGTTCACCGGCTCTTTTACGTAGGAATAACCCGCGCCAAGCAGACACTTCACTTAGTTCTGCCAAAACATATAGAAAAAGGCTTCAAAATATGAAAACAATTCCACTTTTCCCCATTCCGACAGAATGGGTGGCTCCGGAAGTGTTTCCAAATCTCTCAACAGCGAAAGAAATAGCCATTGATCTCGAAACTTGCGACCCCAATTTGGAATCCATGGGCCCGGGATGGCCTCGGAACGACGGTTTCGTTGTCGGCTACGCCATTGCCGTCGATGGATGGTCTGGATATTTTCCGGTGGCGCATCAAGGTGGTGGAAATCTGGACAGACGAAGAGTGGAGAGATGGATCACGGACGTACTGGCTTACCCTTCCGATAAGGTTATGCATAACGCCGCCTATGACTTGGGGTGGCTACAAGCAAGTGGTTTTAAGGTCAACGGACGGATCGTTGATACCATGCTCGCTGCCCCAATTCTTGACGAAAACCGCTTCAGCTATTCTCTCAACGCCTTGGGATTCGACTACCTCCAAGAAGCCAAGTCCGAGCAAGGGCTCAAACAAGCCGCTGCAGACTTCGGAGTCCATCCGAAAAAAGAACTTTGGAAACTACCCGCCATGTATGTGGGAGAGTACGCTGAGCAGGATGCAGCGCTCACACTGAAACTCTGGCAAGCATTCAAGATCCGCATGCGTCAGGATGAAGTTGAATCCATCTTTAACCTCGAAACAGAAGCCTTCCCCGTCCTGCACCACATGACATCCCGCGGGATCCGGTTTGACCGCAACAAGTGCTCTCTTTTGATTGACAAAATGGTTGTTCGTGAAAACGAATTGCTTAAAGAAATGAAAGAGCAGGCCGGCATCAAGATTGATATCTGGGCTGCCCAATCCATTGCTGCAGCCTTTGATCGCCTTGGCATTCAATATAGCAAAACAGACAATGGCCTTCCAAGCTTCACCAAGGTCTTCCTAGAAAACCATGAGCATCCCTTGTCCAAGATGATCATCGAGGCACGTGAGACCAACAAAACGCATAGCACCTTCCTGCAGCCGTACCTTCACTTCAGCGAAAAGACAGGGCGAATCCATCCCCACGTCAACCAGATGCGCTCAGACGATGGCGGCACCGTTACAGGACGTCTGTCTATGGCCAATCCCAACTTGCAGCAAGTCCCTGCCCGCCACGAGATCATCGGGCCCATGGTCCGCGGCCTGTTCCTTCCAGAAGAGGGCGAGATGTGGGCATCAAATGACTTCTCTTCACAGGAACCACGCCTCTTAGTTCACTACGCTTCGCTCCTCGATTTGCCCGGAGCCGATACCATGGTTTCTGCTTACAAAGAAAACCCCAATACCGACTTTCACCAGATGGTTGCCGAGATGGCCGGCATTAACAGGAAAGCTGCCAAGACCATTGGCCTTGGCCTGATGTATGGCATGGGCAAGAACAAACTGGCAGCACAACTGGACTTGAACGTTACGGAAGCGTCGGAACTTATTGATAAGTTCCATCAAAATGTTCCGTTCCTAAAAGGCACCGTCAATGCCGTGATGAAACGGATCGAGCATCCCGCATCCAACGGATCCATTCGCACCCTTCTCGGACGCAAGTGCCGGTTCCCACTTTGGGAGCCGATGGAATGGGGCGTGAACAAAGCCCTTCCCCGTGAGCAAGCAGTCATTGAATACGGCCAACGGATCAAGCGCGCAGGCACCTACAAGGGTTTGAACCGCCTTATCCAAGGGTCAGCCGCCGACCAGACAAAGGCTGCAATGGTTGCGTTAGCTCGGGAGGGGATCATGCCCATGCTGCAGGTTCATGATGAACTGGCATTGAGCGTCAAGACAAAGGAAGAAGCGCAGCGTGCAGCAGAAATTATGGCAACGTGCGTCAATATGCAAATCCCCAGTCGGTGCGATGTGGAAGTCGGACCGAGCTGGGGTGAAGCTAAGTAATTAGCGGATGCGGCCGTTTAGGCGGTCCGCTACCAATTGCGCGTAGCCGGCAATATCTAACCAGTGATCAATCACATCAGGATTGCCGTTGATGATACGGCCAACCTTGTGCAAGATCATGTCTAGAGATTCAGCCTGATCATGTGCCAACGTCTTGTCACGATTGTTCAAAGCATTCTGTACAACACGTTTTAGCATCTGAATGACTTCAGCGCCCTCGATGAACTTGCCGTACTCCACGGCCCGAGCGTCAAGGGTTGAATCTACCTCGTCTTCATACATCTCAATTCCCGTTTGCTTATGCTCTTGGGAATCTTCTGGTATATGGACTGCAGGAGCAAGTGTGGGCATCTGGTCAGCCTTTGCAGCCGGCTGCCATCCCTTTTTTCTTAACTGATTGCGCAAGGCATAAACAGATTGTTTGACCATGCCAAACCGGAACGCTATCTCATCAACTGAGGCAGCGGGGTGACTTTCCAAAAACGATTTTGCGCGTTGTGTTTTGGACGGGAACTTACGTTTTCTAGCTTTCATATTGGACTTTCTTCATATTGCGATTGCTCGCGTTGGGTTGGTTTAGGAAACATCTTTGGGTCTAGTCTCGTGAATGGCCACCACGCCATCAACTCCTCTTGACTCAAAGCTTTTTGGGGCTCTTGGGACTGCAGCTTCTTTTGATTTTGTGAATACGTCATAATATTTCTTAGGCATTGGTGCCTTTTTATCTAACAAATTGCGAAGCCATTCCGCTCCGCCTAACTGGTTCAAAATCATCCACTGTCTATCAGACATCCTCACTTGTCTTCCTAGCAGTGGCTCGGGTGGTTTTGGCCTTGGCATGTTCTTTTAAATTCCTTGTCGTTACTCGTTTAGTCCAACAGCAAGCGCAAATCCACTTTGCTGCACTCATTTGTATTCCACCTTCCGGTGGCCGCATTTCTTCGCATTTATTGCAAAGTTGTAATTGATGGACATGCTGCTTGCTTCCAAGCTGCAGGTGATGACTGGTAAAGCTCACGTTTTCATATTCCTTATGTAGACAGCAAAACTGTCTATTGTGTCAGGATTGAAAGCCGTCATCTTCTCAATTTCCTTGGCCACCTCTTCAAGGACCAAGTTGCGCTGCATCGGAGAAACATAAAGATCGTAGTGATACGGCTGACCTTCAATGTCCTTCAGGATCTGCTTGCCAAGGTTGCTGTGCTTTTCAACTTCGTTGAAA